TGAATTTTAAAAAATCTAACTTATCAATATAAAATAGATCAAAAAACCGTTCTTTCGCCCGAAATCGCAAAGCTGGCAAAAAATGACCTCATAGAATCGCGCGTAACGCGTTTTGTTGGGGTAACTAAGGCCTTAGGTCCAAAACTATGTAAAATCGCCTGGCGGGCTTGTACGTGCGTCAGACAGCGTTTCTTCTTTTTCTAGGGTTTTTATGAGCCTTTTTAGGTACCATTCGGCTTTTAAGACATCTTGTAGCCCTTTTTTGTTCTCATAACGCCATATGTACTTCTGAATGTTACCTTTTAGATAACATTTAAAACCTTCAGGTGTCATACTTTCTTCTATTGCATCAATGCATTCAATGTTCCCAGTATTATAATGGGGTGGTGAGTTAACATAATCAGTCATCTATTTCTTCTCCTATACAAAGTTCAACTAATTTTTTTACATAATTTGAAAAGGACATACTATGTTCGTCAAAGTCTAATCTTTTTACTACAGTTTTATCAACGTCGTGACACATGTACACGGCAGACTTAGACCCAAAGACCCAAAAGGCAAGTATCTTATTGTTTTGATGTAATCTTAGTACTTCCCTTTGTTGTAGGGTTAAGTTTATTTTTATATCTGTTTTTGGATTTTTAGGAAGGTTTTCCTGGTATTTGTATTCTACAAAGCAATGGTTCTTTGGACCAGCGTAGAATGCATCGGGGACACCACCGTGGTACGGATCAAATATCTTCCAACGGTAGATTGATTTTGGCAAAGCCTTGTGGACTTTGTTGATGAACTCCTTTTCACGCACATAAGGAGTATAACGTATGCGGGCCTACGACACAACATGTCGCAGGCCACATACACGAAAGTTAACTTGCGTTGTTAACGAAAGTATTATTATAGAAAGTTTCTACTTTATCGTAGGCTTCTTTCTTTAACCATCCAACGGGTTCAATGTCGATGTTAACCCAAGTACCTTTAGCATTGCTTTGTGGTACTGAGGACATTCTCCACATATATGAGAACCTGTTAACTTTCCCCCCTAGTTTTAGTAACTGGACATTCCAGTCTCTAGAAACTTTGAGTTTAGATGACGCACAGTCAAACAAAAACGGTATGTCAGATACCGCTTGTGTTTCTTCATCTAGACGCAACAACGTGTGTATATGCGTCTGTGTGATGTCATGCTTGTCAACATCAAGACCGTTATCTGCAAGATACTGTTCAGCATCTGGTCTGCTAGTAAAGTTACCAACTAACCCTCCACCTTCAGTTCTCTTTCTCCAGACAACATACTCTTCTTTGAAATGAGTATTAACTACAATGAGAGATGAACCATAGTTTTCACCAGTCACAGTGTTTATAAAGTCACCTTCTTTGGCATCCTTTATATATTCACTGTGGTTTGGGTCCACTTCGTTATTCATCTTCTGAAGTAGTTTCACTCTTGGCACTGAGATGTGTTCAGAAGTCACATTCTCATTACCCATACCTGATCCCTCTTTTATATGAGCGGGCATCGTGCTCGTTACTATACTTATATCGTTCGACATTGGTTTCTCCTTATTCGTTATTCGATATTCGTTAATATTACGTTGACCTGTAATTAATACGGGTCAACTCCCTATCGGCAACTCCTGGTACAGAAGTACCAAGTGCTACCTTTTCCCTATACGCAGTAGCGGATACACGTCTATGCAACAGCTCAAACTCACCAGTTTCAGCCACATGTTGCTGTAGTGCATCCCAATCCTGCACGTCAGGTACAATCTCATTCTTCAATGAAATTGTTCGACCACCATTAGAAATTTTATCAAGACCTTCTTCGGTCATTCTAATAGCAATCTGACTCTCAAGCTCACGCTTAAGTGTGTTCAGTTCTTTTTCTTGTGCTTGTAGGTCTTTGATACCATCTCGCACTGTGCCGTACTCGGCTAATAAGTCATTAAGTTTCTTTGCCATGTTTTACCTCCTGTAGTATATGTAGCAAGTTTTCCATTCGCCCTAGTTTAGTATTAAGCTTCTTATACACTTCGGGCTCCCAAGTGTTTTTTGCTTGTATCAATATAGTTTCGGTCTTTTGTGTTTGACCTGCTCTATAGATACGTTGGTTAAATTGTTGATAATGTTCTGCATTGTACGTGGGTGAACACCAGATGACGGTGGCTGCACGTGTAAGTGTAAGTCCATGAGATGCTGACTGTGGGTGACACAGTAACATTTGTATTTGTCCAGCTTGAAAACGTTCAACAATATCTCTACGTTTTTCTGCTTTGACTTGGCCATCTATAACTTCGTATGATATATCTAGTTTTTCTGCTAGTTCTACAAGAGCGTCACGTTCGTGTCGCCAGTTGAATGCTACCAGGCTATGCGCACGTTGTGCTACCAAGGTCATAACTATGTCGTAACGTTCTTGGTGTATGAACTGTACAAGACTGTCTTCATCATACACTGCACCTGTAACAAGCTGCAGTAGTTTCTTGACACGTGCACCTGCGTGTATAGCATTAACTGTACCTGACTTGGTATACAACACAGAATCATTAGCCAACAAGTTGTATTGTTTTTGTACTTGTGGTGTTAGTTTTGTATTGATTGTTCGTGTAATGTTGTCAGGTAGGTCCATACATTCGTCCAAACTATAACGTATAGTTATGTCAGACAACCTGTTTGCAACAGCGTCTTCAGCACCTGGTTTATCTATCCACTCATTAGCAAAGCCATTGAATCGTGGCGTACATACCTGTGATCGGAACTGAAAGAACCGTGCACCCAACCGTTGGCCGTCATCGACTAACAGCGCTGGGTGCCAAAGGTCTAGTATAGTATTACTATTAGGAGTGCCAGACATGGCAATCCTATTAGTAAAATGTGGGATAATATCTTTGAGATTTTTACTACGTTTAGCTGTTCTATTTTTGAAAGCTGTAAACTCGTCAATAACGATTGTATTGAATTGCTTACAATACTGTGTATTTTTGCGTAAGAAGTTAACAGCTTCGAAGTTAGTGATGACCATATCAAGGTCATCTTGTTTAAAGATTTTTTCTCTGTTTTTGGCATATGCTACTCCATATTTTATATCAGGTTGAAACTTATGTATGTCCTCAACCCATGCTGCTTCCAATATTGAAAGCGGCGCTAAGACTAATGTCTTACCCCCAAGTATAGCATGTGCATCTAATACTGCACGTGTTTTGCCCGTACCTGGGTCTGAAGTTATCATACATTTTGGATTTGCTACTATGAAATTAGTAGTCTTTTCTTGGTGGCTATAAGCCTCTGGTATAACGTTCATCGTTCCTCCGTTCTTCGTTATTTGTTAATCGTTAGTCGTTAATACTATTGTATCACGTATTTGCCCATTCGCAAATGGGGTGTTCTCCCTTACCGTATGAGCACCACTTACAGTTGTAGGTGCTTGGGTTAGGTGGAAACTCTGTTGCAGTAGTCATAGCTATTGCTCTGTCGTGTAACTTGGGCATGAAGAGCATAGCTTCATCTCTGGTATACACTTGTTCTAAAGTTGTGCCGTGGTCAAGATACCATATTTCGGTCTTAGCTATCTCTAGTTCTGGGAAGCGAAAGAAACTACCTATAGCGTAGATAAGTGCTTGTTGGCTGTGTGCGATTTCATTCCCATATGCTTTACCTGTTTTGTAATCAATAACTCGTGCTGATGTTTCTGATTCATGCACAAATGCATCTAGTTTGATACGACCCCACGTGTCAGGTGCAAGCCAACCAGTTGCTTCCCAGGCACGGGTAAAGCCCCACTCACCTTCAGTCTCTACTTTTGCTTCTTCGTATAGTTCGCGTAGTTGTTTAAATTCTTTTGCAAACTTACGACAAGAGTCAGGTAGTTCTCCTAGTTGTCCTTTTACGTACCGTTCTGCCTCATCGTGAATGACCGTGCCACGGGCTGCAGCTGGGCCGTAATCTTCTGCTATCTTTTTCACTTTTGCTATATATGATCTGTAAGCGCATTGCTCATAGGTTTTTAAAGTCGAATAACTCCAAGCCGGGATGTATCCCAGCTCTATGTCTTCCGTGACCTCAACCGTTGAGATTAGGTCGGGTCGCTTGGTGTTCTTCATCTCCATTGATTAATCCCAAGTCCCTCTCGTCAAAGTGTTCTTTTATTAGTTCGTCTTTTGTATTATTGTCTATTTTCCAAACCAATACAACTCCACGTGGTATACCAGCGTTACGATCTTTGCTTACACGTTTACGTGCTGTCTTAATGTTTAATCGTGACATACGTTTTGCAAACTCACGTTGCGATATAGTGTTACGACTGTCAGTCATAGCATCGTACACAACTTTGAAGTGTGCTAGTGGTATCACTTGTTCTTGGTCAGACCTTGCTAACCAGTCCTTCACATATCTTTGTGCTGTGCTTATCCCACCAGCGTCGAATGTGTTTGTAAGAGGTATATCTAATACATCTGTAAAATATTCTAAGTTGCGTATGCGTATTGCATTTGCAAATTCTTCTAGTATAGACATAGATACTTCTTTCATTTCTTTCTTTGCATCGTTTTCTAGTGCAGTGTGAGCCATTCGTGCATCTACCTGAAACCGCTGCAGTACACCTGCCACGATATATAGCTCATGTTCTAGTTGGTCTAGTTGAGTTAATAGTTCTGGGTGAGCAACTTCTAATTTCGTTTCTTGTCGTGGGGCCACATTGTATCTTCTGTCCGAATCTTCAATCTTAACTGCGTCTGCTCTATTAGTAAGAAAGATAAAGTTCGTGAAAGACGGCAGCTCAATTTGGTTTGTACGCATTGCTCTGATTGTTAGAGTTGGTTCTGTAATCTGGTGTTTTAGTTTGTCAGCCATTTTACCTACAGAGCCAGAGTCTGCCATACGAAACTCGTCTACTATTAAGAACAAAGCAGTTCTCATATATAAGTTAAATTGTTCTTCTATGTTTTCTAATGAACGCATTGGTGTTTGTAATTCACCGAACAATGGTTTTAATATTTTGTGTGTAAACAAACCTTTACCGGTGCCGGGTACGCCCGTAAATATCCAGGCTGTCATAGCTTTGCGTTTGTTTTGGTATATATAAGCTAACCAGTTTATGAAATGTTCAAACTCTGGTTTACCGTCACCTAGTATATGCATAACTAATTTGTAAAAGTTAGGTGCAACGTTTTGTATTTCGATTGCTTCGCCATATGTGAGTTCCTTTACATTTTCTTCGGGGTTCATCATGTACGAAGTTTTTCTAAATAGATTTACGTAGTAGGGGACTTGGTCCAACTGTATCCCTTTGTCAGTGCTAGGATCAAAAATGACCCTGGCATCAGGAATATAATCAGCATTAGGACGCCCATGAGAACGTAAGAAATCATTGACCGAACTTTTGTTAGTAGGTGTGAGAGGGTACTCATCGTCGAATTGTTGTTTTGTTTCATCAAATACTCCATTAAAATAAGTGTCTGTGAAAAAGTCACGTAACACTATAGGTTTCTTTTTAGTTTCGCTGTCTATCTTATCGGCGAAAATTTCAAATATACTTCTATAAAAATCTGGGTCTGCTTTTTCTATTTCCCATATGGGTTCTCCTTTGAAGTTGTACATGTAATGCGGGTTGGTCAATAGAAAGTAATAACCACCACTGTCGCCTCCGTTCACATTGCAGTTTACAAAAGGTTCTGCTACACGTGAGATTTGTATAGTCATTTGGTCTGGGTTGTTAAGTACTTCGTGCGATTCGCCAGCAACATTGACCGTAGACAATTTACTCGTTCTTTTAGGAAGATTACTTTTCTTCCTTAGGTTATCTTTGATTTGCAAACCAAGAGTATGTACTCTTTCGGGATTTACCCCAATCAAAGATGAGGAGATTGGAAGAACAATCTGCCCACGGTCAACCTTGACAAACCTACCTTCAGGATAAGGGTCTTCAACACCATTGAATGTAGGTGGTGCTAAATAAATTAATTTACTATTATCTGCAACTGACGGGTCTAATACGCAAGACAAGCTTTGACCGTTAGCCGACAATGTTATTTGTTCTGCAAGAAACTCACACTCATAGTTAACCATGCGTAAGTAATCTTTTAGGGTTTTTGGGTGCACAGGCATGTCCATAAGAAAGAACAAATGCAGAGATACAGTATCTTTTTTGATACCTAACGACGCACTAGCCTGAGCTATGTACGATACATTTTGAAATATTTTTGGTAGTTGTAACACAATCTGTTCGGCCATAGCTTCTATACTTGCACCAGGTACAGCACGAAGTCCGTCTATATCTATAACTAATAGTTCCGTTGCTTGTGCGCGATCTGATAAGAACGCACGCGACTCATCTACAATCGGTCGCTTCAGAGGGCCCTTGTGCATACACGCACCGTCCTCTGCTGCTGTGCATAATGCACGAAATAATTTATTAAATCCTTTCTTGTCAATTGATATTTCTTCTTCGGTAGAAGTAAAGTTTTTGACTAGTGGATATGGTTTTGAGCCTTGTTTAGTAATTTCTTTAGCAAGGCGTTTTTTTGCTTTTAAAAAAGTTATTTTCATTTATTAATCTCCTTCTTTGAGTATACTTCTTCTCTATCTATACGTACAGAATCGTCAGCTTCGAAAGCTAGTTTGCATGCTTTCTGTGTAATATTAGTTACAGTTATCGTGCATAAATCGCCACGACTTGTGTAGACTTTTACACGGTCGCCAATTTTTCTTGTAAGTATTAAGTTTTTATTTGTCATAAATTTGGCTTACGCCCCCTTCTGCGTCAAGTGGTAAATCTTGGCACCATTGAGGTGGTGTTTTCATTATGTTAAGTATCTTATCCATTGTAACATCTGAATTAAGTTGTGAGCCTTGTGCAATAATCTCATCGTGTACTTGCAACACGACATCAACTTCAGGCAGTGCGTGTACTTCTAACATCTGGTCTGTAATAACTATTCGTGCAAGTGCTTGAATAATATTTTCTACTAGACGCGGTCCATAAGTTCTGACTTTGCCTTTAGATGTAGCATATAGAAACTCTCCACCTATGTATTGTAACTCTGGGTAGTTGAGTGACATTTCATTAGGTAAGATTAATCTGTTTCGTGCAACAGATAAGGGCCCGTACTTTGTACCGAACATGTTAGGCGACATCATATTAAACAATAAGTCTTTTGCTCGTGACCACAATATTGGTATGTTTGGATACATACTACGATACTGCGTAACAATCTGAGCTGCAGTGCTGTCTGACACGTCAACCGATGGTGATCCTGACTTTAGGGTGTCTTGGAATTTAAGGTGTCCCATGCCATAGCCCAGTCCTAGAATCGCTGTCTTGCCGACATATCTTTCTAGTGCATTGTCTTTAGTAATCGTGCGTCCATATATCTGGGACGCGAACTCACAGTACACATCTCTACCTTGTGCAAAAGCGTCAAGTAAATCAGCTTCTTTAGCAAGCCAAGCCAGCATACGTGCTTCGATGTTGGACAAGTCAGCGATAAAGAGACGCTGCCCTTCAGGCGCACGAATTGCCGTGCGTAACTTTGAACCTCTGGGTAGGTTTTGTAAGTTGATTTTATCTGAGCCACCGAATCTACCTGTGTGTGCAGCATAGTAGCGTAGTGGTATGCCAAACGTGCCGTCAGGGTTGCACGAATCGATAAACCGTTGTGCTCTGGTTTCGTCGATACGTGACTTGACTACCTCACGGGCGTCCCACAATGCACGATGTTCTGGATACATGTTGCACATTTGTATGTAGGCTGGGTCGTTCTTGCCGAATGCAGGTATTTGTTTGCCAGTGGTCGGACTTTTCTTTGTAGGTATCGTAATGCCAAGGCCCTCCAAGTGTGCACGAAACTTTTGTTGTGACGCTAAAACTTCTCGTGTCACTCCCGACGCATCTATGCTAGCAGCTGCACGAACCGCCATTTCGTCCTTGTATGCATGTAGCATAGGTCTGTCTAATAAAAGTTTGGGTTCTACAAACATACGCACAGTTAAATCTATTAAGTCTAACTCTGACTTTGGAAACTTGTCCTTGTAAGCCTGGTATAGGTCGTAGGTCAAGTCGACATCTTGTATACAATACTTGCCGATCGTCTCATCTAGCTCTGGGTCTAGGTCTCGTATGCCCTTGGCTGTTACTAGTTCTTCGCCCTTACGCTTGGCTGGGTCGGATGGAAACTCTCGCACGCAACAATCTTTTAACCTTGCTGACATGTTCGGATACAGACCACGGCTCATCGCCGCTGTGTCGTAATAGTACGCTGGCCTATATCCGAAATGCTGTGTAAGAATAAACGCGTCAAACAAAGTATTATGGCAAACGACGGCAGTATTAGCCCAATCGATTTGCTCCAAAATGGCCGGGGTGTCATCCTCGTTATACCACTCTGTTACTCCATCCTCTACTTTTATTCCCACGCCCCAAACTTTAAATTCTGAGTCATGTATGTATTGCGCAGTAGACATTTTGCTTAGTGTGTAATGCGTGTCATAGAAAGTTTCGAAGTCTAAATATATTTTAGTCAGGTTTGTATTCATTCTTTGCTCTCTCTATTGTTTTATTTATTATTAATTCTGCTTCATCTGGGTCTTTAGCAAGCCCATATGCAAGTCCAACAAAATAATCTAAGCCAACATGTAATATGTGTGGTATAGGTAGATCATTTGCTGCCATAGATATGCTTTCATCTAAGTCTTCGAATAACTTGTCATGTGCAAGTTCTTGTGGTGATTTTACAGGCTCACCGTCCTTATCAGTTATTATTATTTCGCTCATAAATAGTCCTCGTCATTATCTCTTACAGGTCTCCACTCAATATCTCTTTCGCCTAGTTCTTCTTTTAGAATCTTTTTAATATGTTCTAAGTCTTCTACAATCTTTCTGTTTTCTGCTCTTAGTTCTGCCATTTCTAGAACACCTTGAGCTAAACGCTGCTTTGGAACACCGTCTCTAGGTAAGTTAGATTTATCGGTTACATCTGCTTTTGTTAGCGAACCAAACTCTTTAACTTTGTCTCTTTTTATTTCTGGTAAAGGTTTTGGCTTTCCTTGCTCACGCCATATTCTAAAATGGTGTGGAGAGTTAACGCCTTTTCTTGTTCCTTCATATATCTTTTTTGAAGAAAACTTGTTGCCAGTTTTCCTACCGTACTGCAAAATTGAATGCACTTGTGAAATTGTTTTAACAGTAAAACTTTGCCCTACCTTCATAGAGTCAAGTGCTTGCTTTGTTTCAGTGTCAAAGAAATTATTTGCTTCTACACTGCTTTTAGTTATACCGTCTTCGATAACTATTTTTAATTTTTTCATAGTTCCTCCTTGAACTTTTTCATTTTTGCACACCATTCTTCATATTCGGAACGTTTTGCACGTTCCCAACCAATTTGCTTACTGGTGTACATGCTGTAAGCAATTGATATGCGGACATATTTCCATTGTATATAAGGTAAATCATCTGGATTGTTGTATGTATATGGGTGTATAGGATTACGCTTTACATACACATGTGTCGGTGCCATTTAATTACTCCTTAATTAAATTTGACTTTTTTGAAAAAGTCTTTATGACTATAGATATTACACCATGGTGGTGTGATATACAAATTGGAGAAATATTATGGCAACTTTTACAAGTGACATGGTAGCGGGTAATCAATCATTTAAGCCATTCCCTAGCGGAGCGCTTGGTGTGAGATACGCTAAGATTAATCTAACTGCAGCGCCTAACGCAGCTGACGTATACAAAATGGTAGACGTATTTGCTGGTGAGACAGTGCATAATGTTGTGATTAAATCTAGTGACCTTGACGGTGGTACAGCTCTTGTTTGGGGTGTTGGTGATGGTGACGATACAGATTACTATATCGGTGCATCAACAGCAGGTCAAACTGGTGTAGCTGATCACATGGATGCAGATGTATGTCCAAAGACCTACAGCGTAGACGATACAATTGATATCATCTGTGAAGTAGCTCCTGGTTCAGATGTTGCAACAGGTACATTAGAAATTTGGATTACAGTAGCGTAATCTAAGACGCATAGCCCAAGCCGGGACACCGAATCTTGGGCTATACTAATGCCACTCCTTGGCATGTTCAAATGACTCTCTATCTCCTTCTCATTGCGCGATGGCCGGTCTACGTTTCTATCGCGTTCCGCACGTGCTCTGCCAACATCGGAAGGCTCTTCCTCAAGAGAGTCAAACTTAATGGATGCTAGGTTCTTGCCAGTTACCATCTGACATGAACTGTTCCCAGTTTCCGTCGTAAGCATGCACAAACATAATACATACTTTAACGCCTTCTTCTGATTCCATATATTTAGTCATGGCTGCTTGTATGCCGTTGTCCACAGCATACTCGCCTACGTCCCACATATAGTTTTTAATCCTGCTCATGCTCGAATTTACTCCCATATATTTCTGCAAACTTCATACGCGCTTCGTCTTCAGTCAAAAGACGTTCACCATATTGTTTGCGTTCAAAGTTACAAGCTTCGGTCCAACTGTGCAAATTGGCCTCGTAAGACCAATTCGCATCGTATTCCCATGTTCGCTCTTGATAAATAGACTCTCTACTCATGTGTCCCCCAGAAGTTTATTTTCTAGGATAACTTGGTTCATTTCATCACGCAAGTCATCTGGAACTTCTAGTTCTTGCACAGTATTAGTAGAATTTCGTGGTTTTGCTTTTGCTGCCATTTTTTCCATAGCATACTGTGGCACTAGTGCTCTACCTTCTGGGTAGTTATCTAAGAACTTCTTCAAAGTAGTAAACTGCAATAAAAATCTTTCAAATTTATCTACAGCTTGATTTATCTTTGCTTCGGTTTCAGGAATAGTTTGTATATCCGCACACATCTTTGGACAAGTGACCAACACACCAGTATCACAGAAAGGAGAATACTCTTCTTCTGCTTGGTTGTTATTTGGCCCACCATAACAAGTAAATGGTAGATATACAGGTTCAGCAAACTGATGATTAAAGACTAAATCGCCTTCAACATAGTTTTTACTAGGTTCTACCTTTTCCTGATCTGACCAACGCTTAGTGTATGGTCCATGCCAATCACATATCATGTTCAGATTGTCGCTGGTAGGTCTAGCTGAGTTAACAACAAGACATATTTTCCTAACAGGTTTCATAGGTTCAAAGATTTGGTCTCCCTCATCGTCTGAATAATGATAACCGTTAGCAGTGCTTAGATAATCATGTGCATGTTTATCATTCCTATCCCACCTATTTGCTTTAGGTTGGGAATTGGCGTCAATCATGGCTGTATAACGCTGAACTACTTTATAAGCTAACTCGCCAAATTGCTTTGACATGTCTTGCATCATAAAAAACTCAGGGCCAGCCTGGTCTTGCAATGTAGAAACAATAGTTTCTACAGTGCTAGATATATCGTGCGTATTCTCGTAAGCAGTTTGAACCTGCCTACGATAATTTTGTATAACTTCGCCTTGAAGTTGTTGTGTCATATTTACAGATGCCATATGGTCCTCCTTATTGCATTTGTATGACCTCGCCGTAAGGGGCTTCGGTCGCGTTAGTTGTAACCCAAAGCACAGGGAAATGTGGCTCATCGCCAAAATCACTGGACTCTAGGTCAGTTAGGTATACAAGAGCAGCCACATTAGGGTGGTTCTCTTTTAGGTAGTCAATCACAGGTGAAAATCTAGTTCCGCCTCGACCGTTGTATGTGACTTTGAGAGGTAGAGACTCACGGGTATACTCGGTTGTCTCATTAACCTCAGCGTCACATTGTATGAACTGAACACGCTCAGGTGCTAGCTCATGCAATATGTGTGAAGTCTCGGCTGTGAACTGTGTTAGTTCTGCATCAGATATAGAACCTGATGTGTCAACTGCAATTGCAATCTCTTCTAGACATGGATTATGCAACGAAGGTAAATACATACCTCTGCCGATAAAACGCCTGTTAGGTCTGACCCATGTAAAGTCAGACTTGTTGTTGGCACGCAAGAAACGCGCCAACACAGACTTCCAATCAACTTTTGCATCTGTTATGTCATCGATAACAGATTGCATAGCTGCTGACAACTTACCTTGGGCTTTTGCTGCTTCAGCTGCTTGGTGAATAGCAACAGTAAGTTCGGCCTCAATGGCACTAGCTTTCCCACTAGTGCCATCACCGCCTGGGTGGTCAAGAACACCACCACACTTACCAGGGTCTAACGCATCGCTATCTTGATTAGGTAACTCTGCGTAGATTGCCTCAGCAGTCATATCATTAAACTGCTCATCCACTAAGCCGCCCCTAGGTAGTATAAAACCCTCTGCAATCAAATAGTTGTTGATTGCATAGTCACATGCGACATTCCATTTAGTAGCGTCACGTTCATTTCTACGCGTGATATGTAGAAACACAACATGAAGAACCTCGTGTGCTAGAAAGCCCACTTTCTCCATGTCAGTAAGTTTCTCAAACCATTTAGGATTGTAGAATAAATGAACGCCGTCAGTGGCACCTGTTTGCTCCTCCCACTCAACTGGCTTGAGTCTCAAACAAAGGGTGCCAAAGAACGGATTACTAAGTATCAGTCTAGACCTTGCTTTAACGAATGCTGGATTCATGAGTCATCTCCTAGTAGAGAATCTTCAAGAATCGTTTCTCTAAGACTAGACAATTCGTTATCAGCAAGTTCAGCTTGATGCTTTACTCGCTCACCACGGTCATCTTTCTCGTGCATTTTTTGCAAGCGTTCTGCTGGTATGAGAGGTTGTAACCAAGATGCTGATTTCATTAGCTGGTTAAGAGTAGCAAATTCATTCAACACATTCTTGAGTTTGTAATCCTCATCCCACAGTTTGTCACGCACATTCTTGTTGAACATACGCACTTCCATGCATTCCAGAAAGACAGGATTGTCAGCGTCAACTTCCACACTCATCTCTCTGTATCTAGTTAGGAAAGAAGGAACTCGGATATCTGGTAAGTTAAGGTTAAACGACTCATCATGTTCTTTGACATGGATGTTACCTTCACCGTCATCTTGTTCTTCTTCCCATCTTGCTCGTATCGCTAGAGTATCAACTGACTCCATGGGACAATCGTAGCCCCATGTGTCTTTGAAATGTTTTACAGTAGCATTGATCTTGTCCTGATAACCTTCATCAGTAAAGACTTGCATACCATCTCTAGGAAAGTCACGCTCAGGGTTGGCTGCTTTGAATTTTCTCTTAGCATTTTCCCTGATTTCGCTTTTCAAGCTTTCGGATAATCTAACAGTTTTCATATAGTCCTCCTACAGTACAACGTTAGCATTCTTGGTAATCCAGTTCTTAATTGCTGGATGTCCACGTAGATTTCTGTCTCTAGCAAGACAACCTTTGACAAGCACGACTTGATACTCGACTGTCAGTTTGTCTGACAACTTCATAATCTTGTCCATCTTATCTTCAGCTGCACGGGCTGCAACAGCGTTGGCAAGAGCATACAATAACGCTGGGTTATCGTCTCTCTTGTATTTACTTGGGTCTTCGATAATCGCATCGATATCTGGTAGTTTGTCAGATATCTCACGAAATGCAACGAATTCACCCGCTGGTCCGTCACCTACAAGTGAGGACACACCATAGAACAACCTGTCTTGACTGATACTTGCTCGTTGCAGTTTTCTGCTGACCAAGGACCAAGCACGCGGTGTTGGAAACGCATACTCGTCAGGGTTGAATTGCGACAACAAGTTCGGTCTGTATTGAATAAATGCAATAACATTCGAATCAATGTTGTTTTGGTGTGCCCAAGCAACCCAGTCATCTAAGACAGGGTCCAACTCATAGTGTGCTAGTCTGTTTCTAACAGGACTTGGCATCTGATACACAGCTGCAGAGTCAGTTAGTCTGTTACCAGCACAAATGATTGCCCAACCTTTTGGCAACTCATAATCACCAATTTGTCGGTTAAGCAATAACTGTAAGAATGCATTCTGTGTCGCAGGTGGTGCAGTCGGTAACTCGTCAATAAACAAGATACCTCGTTCGCCATCACGCGACTCAATTGGGAATACATCCGGAACGGCCCAAGCTGTGTATTTGGTAGAACTTGCATCTTGCTGGTGCAAGTAAGGTATACCTCTGACATCAACTGGGTCAAATAGGTTTGCACGAAAATCTATGATGTTCATGTTCATTTCGGCGGCGACTTGATTAGGTATATCAGACTTACCAATACCTGGACCACCCCAAATCATTGCGGGTGTGCCAGACAAAACGCAGTCTTTCAATTCCATCTTCAAGCTAAGTGGATTAATAGTTTGCATATTAATTTCTCCAATCTGGGTCTACGGTTTTCCACTTAGTGGTAATCGTAGGCACTGAGATTTTGAGGGGCTTGCTATCTACAAGCACTTTTTTACCTCGTTCAACAGACAGTTTCTCATGAGTCATTGTCTTCTTCATAACGAACAAGACAATAGATGCACACAAGCCACCGACCATTGCTGCAGCCATACCGCTGAATGTGCCGTAAAAACACACCATTAGCGTGACTGTAATCAACACATCGACAAAGATGTCATGACCAATTGCTTTCTTGCCACCTGCTTTAAGCGCAAGAATCAACAGGCCTAGTGCGGAAAATATCCCTACTAGTATCATTTCTATGCCTCCATGTCATGTAAGCCATATACGCAAATTGTATAAGCTCGATTAGTATCCAAAGTGCAGTAGTAACTGCACCAGTTATAGATGTTGCATTCATGTTGTGGTCCTCCATAATAAATACAATATAGACCCGATACCGACCCCGATACCAAGTAAGATGAACGAGTAATGTATACTCGTTGCCAAACCAAACAGCACAAACAAGATGCCTGTGCCAGTTAGTATTGAACGAAAATATTCTTTCATCATAAGACTGTAAAACCTCCTGAATTTCTTAGAAAATTAACGAACTCTTCAACATTCTGTGGGTCAAACGGATAACTGCAGACCCAAGCCTTGTCAATTTCACCTGACTCTTCTTGTTTCTTAGCCTCTGCTTGATCAGCAAGATGTTGTTTTTCATATTGATGATGACCATTGTTAGCTATGTCAGCGTCCAACAGTTCAACCATTTTGGCAGTCAACTCAGCGTCATATTCATAACCTTCGTTGTATTCACCACGCTCTTTCTGGTAATCAGTCATGACTGAGTCGCAGACAGTTGTAACGTAGTCCCATAATGGTCGCCACCACCATACATTGTTACGAAAGTAATAACCTGGGTTATCGCTTTCGAATTTACCTAAAGCCTCAAAATATTGTTCTCTTGCCAATTCATCAGCAGAAGACCAATCAATCTCAGGCTTTTCGCTTTTGAGTTTCGGATTCAATCCGTAAACATCCATTCCCATATCGCACCTCCTTGTGGTTTTAGGGTAAAATAAGTTAATGGCGGGCTTTATCATCCCGCCGCGGGCTTTCGGTGACCACCCTCATGCACATTGACACGATTGCATGACATCGCTTGCTAGAGCGTTCAGACTCACAGCACAAACCTATGTAGAAGGCACGCGAATGCGTGCCCGTTCTTTGTTCCATATGGTTCCGCATGGTTCCGTTTAACGTGGAACACATTCTGCACTGTAACGACAGTGGATAGCGGACATGGTTCCATTGTTCCATGTAAAAATAGCATATAACATTCATTCATTATCCTAGGTCGGGGGTCGACCAGTATCTTATCGCTTCTGAACTACGTGGAACCGTGGAACCAGCAAGCAAGCACGCAGGCACGGTTGTTGCAGGCACGCGGTTTTTTGTGGTTCCACAATGTTGTTCCACATGGGCACATATCCGTGGAACAAACGGAACCAACTAACCGCAGACAATCACCGGCATGCGCCTTGATGAT